ATTGAATGAGGAACAAAAGCAATTAAAAGCTAAATTAAAAGTATGGAAATCTCTGAATATATAAAACAACATTTTTTAGATAGTTGTTCTACTAATATGCATGATTTGGCACACAGAAGGGAACTTATTAATGTGTACAAAGAACAAATTGAAAAGGTGAAACAATTTATTAAAATAGAGGATGACAGTTTAAAAAAGTTAGAAAATGGGATACTTAAATAACTCAGTCGTAACAGTCGACGCAATCTTGACCAAAAAAGGAAGAGAGCTACTAGCGAGAGGAGATGGATCTTTTCGTATCACCCAATTCGCATTAGCAGATGATGAAATAGACTATACACTGTATAATACTACACACCCATCTGGTTCTGCATATTACGGTGAGGCAATCGAAA